GCAATAGTGGGATTTGTGACCACTGGTGCTCTCAGTGGTTATGCCACAGAAGGGTATGTTGATAATGCAATACTAGGAATAGGAACGGGAATTGGTGGAGGTGGAGAATCTTATTGGACTTCAACGGCAGCAGGAATTCATACACTTTCTAATGTTGGAATAGGAACAAATAATCCAAAAGGAAGATTCCAAGTTGGATATGCATCTACAAATACTAATGAGTTTATAATTACAAGTTCCGGAGATGTTGGTATAGGAACAACAAATCCAGATCATTTTGATGGTTTTGGTGTTTTAACACTTGACGGTAAAGATTACCAATATTTGGGAGATACTCTATCTGGTGGTGGAAATATTATATTTAAATCAAAAGGTATTAAAACCTTAGACATTTATGCATATACCGATAATATTTCTGGCATATCTACTGCAACAAACATTGATCTTCATTATGGTTTATATGTCCAACAACCATCAGGATCTAATATAGTTTCACTAACTAAATCCGGTAATGTTGGACTAGGGACAACGAATCCAACAAGTGCTCTTACCGTAGTCGGAAGTGGAACCTCAACATCACAACTTTATGTTACTGGTGTTTCTACTTTTAACAGCACTTTAAATGGTCTCTACCTTAATAATGCTACAAATGTTAAAGGAACATCAAATATTGCAATTGGTGAAAATGCATTATTAAATCATACTTTTGGTAATAATAGTATAGCAATTGGATACGATTCACTACGCAATGCTTCTAATCCTAATTTCCATAACATTGGAATTGGTCAATATGCTGGGCGTAGTCTTACTAATGGAGTTCTTAACACATTCCTTGGATACAATTCTGGTTATGATATGACTGGTGGTAGTGGTAATGTAATTATTGGATCCTTTAATGGAAATGCATATGGACTTGATATTCGTGATGCAGATGATTATATTATTTTATCTGCTAACGGGCAAAGTAGTACAGAACCAAGATTAGTAATTGAACCCAGTGGTAATGTTGGACTAGGAACAACGAATCCAACAGTAAAACTTGAAGTAAATGGTAGTGTAAGAGTTGGTGTAGATACTTCTGCTGGGGTAATCCTAACATCACCAAATGGAACTAAGTATCAACTATTTGTTGAAAATGATGGTACTTTAAAGACCGTTTCTGTCTAATAAATAGTCAAAAGTTATAATTATTTTATTTTGAGTGGTTTTAATAAAAAAATAAAAGCAAATATATGCCTACAAGAGTAGTTCCTGGTTCTGGTGCAATTCTACAACCAACTTTTGATGAAAACTATGGTGTAGTTTCAATAAATGTTATTGATGGTGGTTCTGGGTATGCTTCCACAGATCCACCAAAAATAACTATACAAGGGACTAATACACCAATTGTTGAGGGAGTATTTTATCCTGTCATAAATTCAAGTGGTGAAATTTCAAGAATAGTAGTAATTGAACCAGGAAGTGGGTATACTCCCGTAGAAGTTGGATCGGGACAAAGAATAGGAATAGAAACAACTGCTTTTGTAGAAAGTTCTATTATTGTACAAAAAGGACTTGATACACCAACTCCATATATTTCTGTTGCATCAACAGAATCTAATATTATAATGGGAGTTATTGGGGGGGAAGGATCATCATTATATGAAGATGGGTATAATATTGCAATTTCCACTTCAGTTGTAGGAACTTCTGCTTCCATAACTCCAGATTTCTCATTAAATCAAAACAGATTTTATGGATTTACAGAACCATTTCCTGCATATTATACAAGTGGAATTGGAACTGATGCTAAATTTAATGTTTTTATCGTATATGACTCCGGAACAGGAGTTCCAATATCAACATCAGTGATATTAAGAACTGGTGGAATTGGTTACTCTATTGGGGATACAGTGTCCATTTCTGGAACATTTATGAATGGAACTTCACCAGCAAATGATCTATCATTCACAGTTTCTTCTGTAGCAAATACAAGAATACTTTCCGCAGCAAATAGCACATTCTTAAATCTACCATCAGAAACTTTAATAGGATTTGGTTCTGGAGCAACGTTTAATGTATCAAGAGATTCATTTGGTGATATATCTATAATTGATGTTGTTAATGGTGGTGCTGGATATGCACTAACAGATAAAATTAGTATAGCAGGAACTTATATTGGTGGTTCAACTCCCCAGGATAATTTATTAATTTCACCAGCAGTTTTAGGAACAAATAAATTACCAACTAATTTATATGTAATAAAAACAAACGATAATTCATTTAAGGTATCTGGTTTATCAACATCAAATGAATTAAATTTAATATCATATGGAATTGGAACACATTCATTCACCTTTGATAATCCAAATGCAAGTTCAATAATTTCAATAGACAATATTATACAAAGTCCAGTATATAGAACTGATTTATCTTTAAATCTTTTATCTTCAATTGGGGTTTCAACTGATATAATATTTGTTTCTTCTGGTTTATCATCAATTACTAGTTATGACATTCTGAGAATTAATAATGAATTAATGACTGTTAAAAATATAGGATTTGGTTATACAAATGCTATACAAGTAAATAGGGGTGTTTTAGGAACAAAAGTAGATGCACATTTCAATAACTCTACAATAAATGTTTTAAGGGGAAATTTCAATATAGTAAAAGATCTAATACATTTTGTTAATCCCCCATATGGACCAGTTGGCCCAGATGGGTTAGAGGTAAATTCAACTTTTAATGGTAGAGCATTTTCAAGGCAATTTGACCCAGACTTGGAAAATGATAAAAATATAATTTTTGATGATATTTCAAATAATTTTGTAAGTACTTCTTCTACTGAGTTTTTCTTAAAGTCGGAAGGTCAGCAAGTAGTTGGAATTTATACAGACACCAATTCAATTATTGTTGGGAATATTGATATTAATAACAATCCAATAATTTTAATTAATGGAATTCCTCAAATTTCAGAAACAGACTTTACTATTGATACACCAGGAAACAATAGGTTGAAGTTTCTTTCTGGTTTCCCACTTTCTGGAAGAATATCCAGAGTAGGAATAAACAGCGGATATGGTTATCAACCATTAATAGGAGCTGGTGCTTCTGTTACAGTTTCTGTTGCTGGAACAATTTCTAGTATAATTTTACTAGGTTCAGGAAGTGGATATAGAACCCCACCAGAAATTAAATTACAATCTACAGTAGGTTCTGGAGCATCATTCTCTGCAACGATTGGTGCAGGAGGAACTATTACTGGAATTTCAATAGTTAATGCAGGAAGTGGATATACCTCAAATCCAATTCCAAATGTTATAGTTGGAGTACCCACAGGATACAGCAATTTGCCATTAGAATATGTTTCTGGATCTAGTGGAAATGGATATGGTGCTAGAGCATCTGTAATAATTGGTAATCAATCCGATGTGATTCAATTCAAATTGGATGATATTGGACAATTCTACAAAGTTGGTGATGTATTAAAAGTTGCTGGAGTAACTACAAATCCACTTGTAGGTGCAGGATTTACTGAGTTTGAAGTCACTGTAGAAGAAACTCTTAGTGACAAATTTAGTGGTTTTTATCCTGGTCAGTTTATACAATTTGACGATATTTCACAATTCTTTAATGGTATAAAGAAAAAATTCACATTAACCGTAACTCAGGGTGCAATAACAGAGGTTTTAAGTCTGAAAGTAGATCCAAGTACTGACTTATCTTTAGAGAATAATTTGTTTATATACTTAAATGATGTTTTGCAAGAACCAGTAGAATCATATACATTTAATGGATCCAGATTAATTTTCAAAGAGGCACCAAAACCAAATTCCAAGTGTGCGATATTATTCTATAGAGGATCAGATTTAGATGTAGAACAGATAGATCCACCACAAACAATTAAACCAGGAGATACTGTTCAAATTATTGAAAATATTTTAGATCCTTTTGATAGATCTCAATTTGATCGTATTGTTAAAAGAATAGTTTCATCTGAATCATTAGATACATTTACTTATGATAGTATTGGAATAAGTACAGATCAAACAAAGGAAAGACCATTGGTTTGGACAAAGCAAACATCAGACTTAATTATTAATGGTGTACTTTATTCAAAATCCAGACCAGATTTAAAATCAAGAATTATTCCATACACTAAATTAATTAAGAATGTAGCAAAAGATGATAGAGAAATATACGTAAATAATGCATTCCCACTATTTGTAAGTGTTGATAACATTACCGAAGAACTTAAAGACATTCAAATAATAAACAACAATAACGTATCTGCAGCTATTGCTACTGCAATTGTTTCTTCTGGTTCTACCATAACATCAATTTCTATACAAAATTCCGGTATTGGATATGAGAATTTAAGTACACCCTTTGTTGCAATATCTTCATCATTAATTAAGAAAAAAGATCCAATATATAATTGGAAATCAGTTTCAACTGGAATATCATCTGAGTATTCTCTAAATTCATTAGTTTATTTGGATAGTATTGTTTCTGTTGGATCTAGTGGAATAATTGGCATTTCTAGTGATGGATTAAGTTGGATTACTTCATCAATTGGTATAGCACAATCAACTACATTTAATTCTATTTCTGGTTATGATAAAAAATATTATGCTGCTGGTGATAATGCAAAAGTTGTTTATTTGGATTCATCTTCTGGATTCTCAACTTCATCTTGGCAATCAATTAAATTATTCAAAGAAGAGGCAATTTTGGGTTCTCCAGAACCAATAATTAGTTTTAGTGCATATTCTGGTAATTTTAATCAGATATTATATTCACCAAATAAAAATATTATAGTTTGTGTTGGAACTAATAGAGGATTATTCTCTGGAGTTGGAATAGGAACGTCATCATTATTTGAAAAAGCTCCTCCAGTATTCGTTGATTTAAATAGTATTGCAATAAATGATAGAACAACTTCATTTATTAGTGGTCTTTTATTTGTTGCAGTCGGCAATAATGGGAATATCATATATTCTTCTGATGCAGAAATTTGGGCAAGAGCATTGTCAATTCCGACAACTAGAAATTTAAATAAAATAATTTGGGATTCATTTAGATTTGTTGTTGTCGGAAATAATGGAACAGTATTAACATCAGTAAATGGAATAACTGGATGGGAAAAAGTTAATACTAATACTACAAATGACTTAGTTAATATAAAATATGAATATGGAATTTATATTGCATTGAACAGTGCAGGAGAGTTGCTATTCTCGTACAATCTGTCTCATTGGGTTAAGAGATCAACAAATCAACAAAATCCAATTAATGACTTTATTTTCTTACCACCTTCTCAAGAAATAGATGAGGGAAGAAGTATTGTAGTTGGATCTGGAGGAACTACTTTATATGCAGAACCAATTTACAATAGAGCAGTTGCAATTTCTTCTGCTTCATCTGGATCAGTTAATTCAATTACTGTTGTTGAACCAGGATTTGGATATGATCAATCTACTCCACCACCAGTAATTATTGAAAGTGCTGGTGCAGAAACAGAAAAGATTCTTTCAATTAAAGCAGTTGGTGATTTTGGAACAATTAAATATGTTGGTGTTGGAGCAACTACTATTGATTTTGAATTACATTCAGAAACATATAACAATAGTTCTTTAGGTATCGGATATTCTTCATTGAACTCATATGGTGTTAATTATAGTCAACTGGAAGTAGGTGATTATTTTGTAATTTTTGAAAGCAACTCTACTATTGGTCATGCTTTAACTGGAATAACAACAAGTCTTGGTGGACTTTCAAATTATCCAGGATCAAGAGTCGGTACAGCAACATCTTATTTGGATGGAGTTTATAGAGTAGAAAAAGTTTCTTCCCCTGTAGCAGGAATTGTTACAGTTAGATGCAACTTTACTTATGGTCCAAACAATATTCCAATACAAGTAAACACAAATACAAATGTAAATGGAATATATGGAAAATACACCTGGGGTAAAATCTATGATTATCAGAATAGAACTAGATTAAATCCGAGAGATTTCTATGTACAAACAAATACTGGATTAGTTGGTTTATCTACTGCTCCAGACGTAGTAAGAACTCGTGGCCTTTTCTAACTAAATAAAGAAAAAACGTTTATTTAAAATGCCTGCTATTATAACTGACCAATTTAGGGTAATGAATGCTGAGACTTTTATTAAAAGTCTAGTGTCTGTTGGTAATACTGCAAATAATTACTACACTTTTATTGGGCAACCAAATAGTTTAAATCCACAAGCAAATGGATCTTCTATTTGGGGGGATGGACTTCCACCATTGGATGGATTTGAAGAGGAGAATAGAATAAAAGAAACAATTATAGCATTAAAAAAAGTAACAGGTGATGATATTAGAAGAATGATTAGAAAGGTCCAATGGACCTCTGGAACAACATATGAAATGTATCGTCATGACTACACAATTTATAATAAGACTCCAGTAACCAAACAATCTAGTTTATATAATGCAAATTATTATGTTATAAATGAGGACTTTAGAGTATATCTTTGTTTACAAAATGGATCTGACCCAGAAAATCCAAATGGAAGGCCATCATTTGATCAACCACAATTTATTGATTTAGAACCAAGACCAGCAGGAACAAGTGGTGATGGATATATTTGGAAGTATATGTATACAATTAAACCATCCGAAGTTGTAAAATTTGATTCTATCGAATTTATTCCTGTTCCAGAAAATTGGGGATTAACTGGTGAAACAATCTCTACAAAAAATAATGCAATAGATGGAAAAATTGAAGTAGTTACTATCAAGAATAGGGGAACTGGATATCAACCAATTTCTAAATCATTTACAAATATTCCAATTTTAGGAGATGGTGATGGAGGAAAAGTAACAATAACTGTTGACTCATTCGGGAAAGTTTCTGAAGTTTTTGTAACTGATGGTGGATCTGGATATACAAAAGGAACTATAAAATTTGATCCAGGTGCTCCTGGTATTCCATCAGAATTATCCAATGGATCGGAAATAGCAGAATTTGATGTTATAATTCCACCAAAAGGTGGTCATGGTTATGATGTTTATAAAGAACTTGGAGCAAATAGAGTTTTAATATATTCTAGATACATCACTGACCCATCAAACCCAGATATTATTTTGGGAAATGATTTTTCAAGAATTGGAATTATAAAAAATCCAACTATTCCTGGTAGTGCTACAGAACTATTGACTTTGGGGGAAGTAAGTGCTTTAGATTCATTAAAATTGACTGGATTAAGTACACAGACAACATATCCAGTTGATTCTGTAATTAAGCAAACTATTGGAACAGGTGTAACTGCAGTAGGTTTTGTTGCTTCATGGGATAACATTAGTGGTGTTTTAAAATATTATCAGCCAGTTGGACTAGCAACACAAGCAGTTGGTTATAAAATAAATAAATTCACCTCATTTCCTGGTCAAGGTGGTTCATTGTCAATTAACTGTGAAAATATAGTTGGTCCGGTTTTAAGTATTGACACTGGATTTAATGGTATAAGCACTGTAATAAATAATAGGACATACCAATTGGGAAGTAATTTTGTCTCTGGAATTTCATCTTCCGAATATAATAAAAAATCGGGTGAAATAATTTATATTGATAATAGAAAGGCAATTCCTAGATCATCTAGTCAAAAAGAAGACATAAAAATTATTTTGGAGTTTTAAAACAAAATGCCTCAGAATACTAATCTAAACATTTCTCCATATTTTGATGACTTTGACGAAGCAAATAATTATAAAAGAGTATTATTTAAACCAGGAACTCCAATTCAAGCCAGAGAATTAACTACTTTACAGTCAATTCTCCAGAATCAAATTGAAAAATTCGGAAAACATTTCTTTAAAGAAGGATCTGTAGTGATTCCGGGTCAAATTTCATATGATTCAAACTATTTTTGTGTTCAAATCGATGAAACTCATCTAGGAATTCCAGTATCACTATATCTTGAAAATTTCAAAGGAAAATTAATTAAAGGTGATCTGAGTGGTGTAACTGCAAAAGTAGAAAACATTATATCTAGTGTAGAATCCGAAAGAAATAACTACACAATATATGTAAAATATCAAAGTTCTAGTGATGTTAATTTTACTAGTAGCACATTTGTAGATGGTGAAAATTTAATTTCAGTTGATGATGTTTCTTATGGGATATCTGCTATAAGAGCAGGAACAACTTTTGCAACTACAATTATATCAAATTCAACTGCGGTTGGATCAGCAGCAAAGATTGCTTCTGGTGTTTATTTCATCAGAGGATTTTTTGTAAATGTTTCAGAACAATCAATAATTTTAGATCAATACTCAAATTCACCATCTTATAGAGTTGGTTTATTAATTGATGAGGAGTTAGCAGTAGCATCAAATCAATATCAAGATTTATATGATAATGCACAAGGATTTTCCAACTATGCTGCTCCTGGAGCAGATAGACTTAAGTTTGAAGTCACTCTGATAAAAAAAGAAATTGATAATTTTAATGATGAGAATTTTATTGAATTAATTAGATTAAATAATGGGGTGCTTCAAAAGTTTGTAAGTACCTCAAATTATGATTTAATCAGAGATGAATTAGCAAGAAGAACTTATGATGAATCTGGGGATTATTATATTAGACCATTCAATATAGTATTGAAAGAGTCTCTTAATGATAGAATTGGTAATGATGGAATGTTTTATGAAACAGATAAAACTAGACAAGGTAATGTCCCATCAGAAAATCTTGGTAGCATTGTAGTTGGACCAGGAAAAGCATATGTAAGAGGTTATGATATAGAAACTATTGATAACCTTGTAGTAGATTTTAATAAACCAAGAGATACAGAAAAACAAGAAAATCAATCTATTCCGTTTAATGTAGGAAGACAGATTTTACTTAATAACGTTTATGGATCCGGAATTATTGGTTTTGGATCTGAAGCAAAAATAGATTTATATTCGGGCAGAACTTCTATTCCTGGTTCTGCATCTGGAGAAAAGATAGGGGTTGCTAGAATATATGATTTTAAGTTAAGGAATGCAGAATATCAAAATGCAGCAACTCAGTTTGAATGCTCTCTCTATGATGTTCAAACATATACAAAAATTATTTTAAATACTGGCATTGATATAGATGCTCCAGCATTTATAGAAGGAAAGAATAGTTCTGCATCAGGGTATTTGGTAAGTAGTATAAATGATTCAGAAACACTTTTATTGTATCAAGTATCTGGATCATTTAATATCAACGAAAGAATATCAATAAATGGAATAGATAACGGAAGGATTATAAAAGAAATTAGAGATTATAATTTATCTGATGTTCATCAAATAAAAAATAGTTCTGGAATTTCTACATTTACTTCAGATACTGTACTAAATACTAAACTATTTTTATCAGATCCTTCAACACAATACACTATTACTTCTTCTGGAGAAATTACATCATCAGATCCGTCTTTTTATGTTGGAATACAAACTGGTGACATACTTTCATATTCTAGAGAAGGACTTTCTGTTCCTGTTTACAATAAAGTAACTGAAATAGATGCCCCTAATAATAAAATAATCGTCTCTTCAGTATCCTCTGTGTCTGGAGTTTGCACCGGGGCACTTCCAGCATCTACTGTAACCGTAAATGATTTAAGAAAGTTAACATTAGAAGTTTTAAACACAAATAATTCTTATCTTTATTCTAGACTATATCATAAAAATATTGCAACATTAGATTTATCTAATTCTAATATAATAATAAGAAAATCATATAACATTGTAGTATCTGCAAATTCATATGCATCTACATTAGAAACTGATATAAGTTTAACACTAGAACCTTTTGATGAAGAGGATTACACACTAACTTACATCTCCAATGGAATAGTTGAACCCCTTAGTAATCAAAAATTAAATGTTTCCGGAAGAACTATATCTTTAACAAACTTATCATCAAATGGTAATGCAATTCTGACAGTTACATATAAGAAGGTTAATACAAAAGTAAAGAAAAAAATATATAATAGATCATCTAGTTTGGTAATTAGTGGTTCTAATTCATCTGCATCTGGTATTGGGAATACAACATTAAATGACGGATTAGTTTATAGACCAGCATATGGTTTAAGGGTACAGGATAAAGTAGTATCACTCAATGTTCCTGATGTGGTTTCAATATTGGGTATATATGAATCATCATCTACAGATGATCCTAGTTTACCAACTATCACTTTTAGTTCTCTCAATTCAACTACAGATAATTTTATTGCAGGTGAGCAATTTATAGGAAAAACTAGTGGTGCTGTTGCTCAATTTGTTTCTACTTCTGGAATTAATCAAGTTGAAATTGTATATTTAAATGAGAATAAATTTTCTATTGGTGAAACAATAACATCTAAAGAAACAAATATAACTGGAACTGTTGGATCTTTGGGTGCAGGGGATAAAGATATTAAGGATAATTTTATTTTAGATAATGGTCAAAGACTTGAATATTATGATTATTCTAGATTAATAAGAAAGAAGGAGGTATCTGCTCCAACCAAAAAAATTAGAGTAATTTATAATAGTTATGTAATTGATCCAAACGATGAAGGTGATTTTGTATCTGTAGACTCTTATGATGCAGATAGATATTCAAAAGAAATAGCAACTATCAATGGAATTAGAACTACCGATATTATTGATTTAAGACCAAGGGTAGATGATTTTTCTCCAATAAATGCACAATATTCTCCTTTTGAATATAGTGCGAGAGTTTTTAGTCCTTATTCTAATTCTGCAACAAATATTTTTGCTAAGGATAAAACATTAAATCTTTCATATTCGTATTATCTACCAAGAATAGATAAAGTATTTTTAACTAAAGATGGATCGTTTATTGTTAGCACTGGAATCCCATCTTTGACACCAAAAGCACCAAACAATGTAGATTCTGCTTTAGAGATATGCACAATATACTATCCCGCATATCTTTATGATATTAGACAAGCCCAGATATCATTAGTAAGTCATAAGAGATATCGAATGAAAGATATTTCTAGATTGGAAGATAGATTATCCAATGTTGAATATTATACTTCACTTTCTTTGTTGGAAACTGATACTAAAAATCTTTCCATAAGAGATGCACAAACAGGATTAGATAGATTTAAGTGTGGATTTTTTGTTGACAATTTTAAATCATATCTAGGTGGTGACATTTCAAATCGTTTATATAGAGCAAGTGTAGATACTTCATTTGGTCAATTGAGACCAATGCATTATACGACTTCGGTAGATTTACTTTTGGGATCAAGTGTTATACTTGGTATTGGAACTATTTCCGACCCAACCACAGACTTAAGATATGTAACTGATCTGGGAAATCCAAATGCAAAGAGAGTTGGAGATGTAATATGCTTAGACTATTCTGATGTTGTATTTACCGAAAATAAATTTGCAACAAGAACAGAAAATGTTAATCCATTCAATACTCCAACTTGGATTGGATCTATAGAATTAAATCCATCCACAGATACTTGGATTGAAACTAGAAGAACAGAAAGAGTAGATGACATTGAAGGAAGTTATTCTTCTTCTATACAGCAGTTAGGTGTTGATACTAATACTGGATTATCTCCAGTAAATTGGAATGCTTGGGAAACAAATTGGACAGGAACTTCTGTTGTTGAAGGACCAGTAATCGCACGATTAAATGAAAGGTCTAGAACTTCCTCTACTGTTCAGAATAGATGGGTAACAGTAACAACAGAGTCTGAATGGACTGAACTTAGAAATAACACCATAACAACAACAACAAATCAAAGTAGACAAGGAATTCAATTTGGAGTTTCGGAAAGATTTGATTCAACTTCTCTTGGAGATAGAGTTGTTTCTAGGGCAATTGTGACTCTAATGAGGTCAAGAAACATTGAAGTTGTTGCAAGAAGAATGAAGCCTTCTACTAGGTTGTATGCTTTCTTTGATAACATTGATGTCACTAATTTTATTGTTCCCAAACTAATTGAAATTAGAATGCTTAGTGGAACTTTCCAGAAAGGGGAAGTTGTAACGGGAACTATGCCTTCAGGTGGAGCAAATAGAACAATACGTTTTAGACTAGCAAGACCAGATCACAAATATGGTCCATACAATGGAGTGACAGTAGACCCACAAGTTTTTGATACATATAAAACAAATCCATATAATCCTACAAATTCTATTGGAAGTGAATATTCATCAACTTCTACAATATTAAATGTTGACACAGCAAGTTTAGAATTGCAATCTCAATCAGATTTCTTTGGTTGTATTGCACCACAAATGCAACTTGTCGGTCAAACAAGCAATGCAATAGCAGTTGTTAATGATATAAGATTAATTACTGATCAATCTGGAACTTTTATTGGTTCATTGTTTATTCCAGACCCAACTATTCGTTCAAACCCATCTTTCCAAACAGGAACAAAAACTCTTACATTAACAACAAGTCCAACTAATTCCAGAACATCTGCACCATCAGATAGCATTGGAGAAGCAAACTTTACTGCTAGTGGAACTATTGATAACGTAGAGAATGTTACTCTAAGGATTAGAAATGCAGAAATTGAAAGATTGACTGTTTCTGAGGCAAGAACACTATCAGAGACTGAAGATAGACTAGTTGCACAAAATAGATCAAGTAGAACAACCAGAACCTACTATGATCCATTAGCACAATCATTTGAGGTTACTGATATTAATGGTGTATTTTTAACAAAATGTGAGATTTACTTTAAGACTAAGGATCCCACTGAGGTTCCTGTCACAATGCAGATCAGAACAGTTCAACTGGGAACTCCAACTCAGGAAATTTTACCTTTCTCTGAAGTATCACTAGAACCAGATCAAATTTCTGTATCTGATGATGCTACTGTTCCAACAACATTTACATTCCAAGCACCAGTTTATCTAGAAGGTGGTGGTGAATATGCAATTGTATTGTTATCAAACTCAGATTCATATAATGTATGGATTTCTAGAATGACTGAGGTTGATGTAACTTCTCAGAATAGACCAGAATCAGAAAGAATTATTGTTTCCAGACAACCAACACTTGGATCCTTATTCAAATCACAAAATGCATCTACTTGGGATGCATCACAATTAGAGGATCTAAAGTTTACACTTTATAGAGCAAACTTTACAACAAATGACGCTATCGTTAGATTCTACAATCCACCCCTAGGAATTGGAAATAGACAAATTGTTTCACTTAGAACTAATCCAGTAGTTGCTTATTCTCAAAAAATTCTTGTTGGTTTAGCACAAAGTATGAGTCAATTTGATATTAATAATTTAACACCTGGTGTTAAATTATATCAAAGTAACTATCCTGATTTCTCCGGTAATTTAGTAAGCATAGTTGGTTCTGTTGGTATTGGATCAACGTTGTCAATAACCAATGTTGGTTCTGCTTATACTGCAAATAAGACTTATAGTAATGTTCCAGTAACAACTTTATCTGGAAGAGGATTT